ACACAGCAAAGAAAACAATGTCATCCTTTGCTTTTCGTCAAGAGTTCTTGGCCTCATTTGAGGCACAGGGTTCTAATATATTCAAGGAAGAGTGGATTAAGATTGACGAAGAAGAGCCTGATGACGGTGAATACTACATTGCTGTTGACCTTGCTGGTTTTGATGATGGAACCAAAAGAAGTAGGAAATCCAAACTGGATAACACGGCAATATCAATCGTTAAGGCAAACCAAGATGGTTGGTATGTAAAAGAGATAATCTATGGTAGATGGACTTTTGATAAAACAGCAGAACAGATATTCGATGCTGTAGAGAAATACGATGCTGTATCAGTTGGTATTGAGAAAGGGATAGCAAGACAGGCAATCATGTCACCACTAACGGACCAAATGAAAAGACGTAACAAGTTTTTTCGTATTGAAGAGCTAACACATGGTAACAAGAAGAAAACAGATCGTATTGTTGCTGCATTGCAAGGTAGGTTTGAACATGGGCGTATTGTGATAGAGGAAGGAGACTGGAATATTGAGTTTCTAGACCAACTGTTTCAATTTCCGAATCCGTTAGTCCACGATGACTTGATTGATTCTTTGGCATACATAGACCAACTTGCAAAAATTTCATATTCGTATGATTTTGAGCAAGACAACTACGAAGTATTTGATGAGATAGCAGGATACTAAATAATGAGTAAAGACTACGGCACAAAAGATACCCTAGAAGCATGGGTGATTAATAAATGCGATGGGTGGCGTGACCATTTTGAGTCAAACTACTCACAGCGTTTTGATGAATACTACAGAATTTGGCGTGGGATATGGGATGCCAGTGATTCTATGCGTATGTCAGAGCGTTCTCGCCTTATTTCTCCAGCTACACAGCAGGCAGTAGAATCATCCGTTGCTGAGATCGAAGAAGCCACCTTTGGACGTGGTAATTTCTTTGATATCCATGATGATCTTCAAGACCCTGATCCCCGTGACGTAGGATTCCTTAAGAAACAGTTAACAGAAGACCTGCACTTTGCTAAGACTCGCAGTTCTGTTGCTGAATGTTTGATAAATGCTGCTGTATTTGGTACTGGTATTGGTGAATTAGTTCTGGAAGAGACAACAGAGCTTATTCCAGCAACACAACCAGCAATGGATGGTCAGATGACTGCCATTGGTGTAATGAAAAAAGACAGGTTCATCGTAAAACTTGACCCTGTAATGCCACAAAACTTCTTAATTGATCCGCTTGCTACTAACATTGAAGATGCTTTGGGTGTTGCCATTGACAAAATGGTGCCAGAACATCAGGTTAGAATGGGTATAGACTCTGGGATATACATGGACGTAGACTTTGAGTGTACTCCGTCTGATCCAGATCTAGAGGATGCTAGTAAAGTAGACCCTGTTTACGAAGACGGAATGGTACGATTGACTAAATACTACGGTCTTGTGCCAACAGAACTCCTAAAAGAGTCAATCACTGTTGAACTAAGTAAAGACGGTGTTGGTGAGACAGAAGAAGTAGTAGAAATCCTTGATCCACTTGCTGAAGAAGATGACGAAAGCAGCTACACAGAAGTTATCTTGGTAATTGCTAATGGTTCTACCCTGCTTAAAGTAGAAAAGAATCCCTACATGAAGGGTGATCGTCCTGTTGTTGCGTTCTCTTGGGACATAGTACCCTCTCGTTTCTGGGGTCGTGGTATCTGTGAGAAGGCTTATAACAGCCAGAAAGCCCTTGACACAGAGCTTCGTGCGCGTGTTGATGCCCTTGCCTTGACTGTACATCCAATGATGGCTATTGATGCTTCTCGTATGCCGCGTGGTGCTAAGTTAGACATACGCCCAGGTAAAACATTCCTCACAAACGGAAACCCTTCCGAAATCCTACAACCATTTAAGTTTGGTTCTTTGGATCAGGTGACATTCAGCCAAGCACAACAGCTACAAACAATGGTACAACAATCTACTGGTGCTATTGACTCTGCTGGGATACCTGCCTCCATCAACGGTGAGGGTACTGCTGCTGGCATTTCAATGGGGTTAGGGGCAATCATCAAGCGTCACAAGCGCACCTTGATTAACTTTCAAGAAAACTTCTTGATTCCGTTTATTGAAAAAGCTGCCTGTCGTTATATGCAGTTTGTTCCTGAGTTGTACCCAGTTAAAGATTACAAGTTTGTTGCAACTAGTACTCTGGGCATCATTGCTCGTGAGTACGAAACCACACAACTTGTTCAGTTGTTGCAAACCATGCCACAGGAATCCCCTGTTTATAATCTGCTTGTTACTGCTGTAATTGACAACATGGCTATCTCTAATCGTGATGAGATTGTTGCAGCAATCCAACAAGCATCACAACCTAATCCAGAAGCACAACAGTTGCAACAAGTACAAACACAGCTACAGATTCAATCAGCAGAAGCAACACTACAAAACGTACAAGCACAAACTGCTGAGATTATTAGTCGTGTTCAACAAAATAATGTTGAAACACAGTTACTACCAATTGAGGAAGAAACTCGTCGTATTGCTGCCATGTCTAAGAACATGCCAATGGATGAGTTTAAGAAGTTGGTGGAATACGCCAAGCTACAATTAAAAGAAAAGGAAATTGATGTTAAGGAAAACATGGTGGAGATGCAAATGCGCCAAGTTGGTAATAACAGATAGTTATGCTAATTGACATATCCATTCATTTGTGTTATAATATGAGAGTGTATAATGAGTATTGAGAAATACTACGAAAACTACATGGACTTATTTCAACAAGAAGGTTGGAAGCAGCTAAAGGAAGATCTACAAGACACTGCTGACTCCATTCATATCTTAAGTCTTAATGACTCTAAAGACCTACACTTAGCACAAGGACAGCTTAATGTCCTACTTAGGTTATTGTCATGGGAAGAAGCCATTGGCAATAGCTATGATGAGTTTTTACGAGATGGATTCAACGATGAAACGTCTGTTTGATTTCACTTGTGAAAGGGGCCACACCGAAGAACAGTTTATTGATTCTGAAATAAATGAATCAACCTGTACTAAGTGTGATTCTATTAGTAAGCGGATAATCTCAGGAACATCCTTTAAGCTAGATCATACCTTTCCAGGGGCTAATATGAAATGGGCAAGGGATCACGAAAGAGCCGCTAAAAGAAAATGACCACAGTCTTCACAATACTTTTAAAGTACGGAGAAATACATTAAATGACTAGAATAGTTGACCCTCTTGATAACCAAGAATTAAGTCTTGGCGAAGACGAAGAACTTGTAAATCCTTTTGATACTGATAAACCACAAGAACGGGAAACAGTAGATACAGAAGAACAAGACGAATCAGTACAAGAAGAACAGAAAGAGTCTTTTGAACTTCCAGATAAGTACAAAGACAAACCTGTTGAAGAACTTGTACGTATGCACCAAGAAGCTGAGAAGTTACTTGGCAGACAGGGTGCAGAGGTTGGTGAACTTCGTAAAGCCGTAGACGACTTGCTCAAGACAAAACTAGAAGAGTTTAAAGGTGGTAATAAAGTAGAAGATCAAGAAGAGGATTTTGATTTCTACGAGAACCCCAAAGAGGCTGTTAACCGCACACTTGAGAAAAGCGAAACAATCCAGCAAATGAAACAGATGCTTGCACAACAACAGCAAGCAGAAGTTTTAAAGATGATTGAGAACAAATATCCCGACTATGAATACACTCTTAAAGACCAAAACTTTGTTGAGTGGATTAAATCATCTAAGGTAAGGATTGAGCTTTTTCAAAGAGCTGATAAATACGATCTTGACGCTGCATTTGAATTGCTTGGAAACTGGAAAGAAATAAAAGGCACAGTTGAAAAAGTAAAAGAAGTGAACGAAAAAGATCGTAAACTACAGCGTAAAGCGGCAAGCACTGGTGGTGGTGGTTCATCTGAACCTGTTTCTCGTAAGATCTATCGTCGTACTGATCTAGTTAATTTAATGAGAACAAACCCTCGCAAGTATATGGCTAATGTTGGAGAGTACGACAAAGCATATGCAGAAGGGAGGGTTAAATAATCCAAACTTTTTAAAGGTATTTAATCATGGCACTTGGAACTGACCACGTAACAAACACAACCGCAGCAACTTTTATTCCAGAAATTTGGAGTGATGAGATCGTTGCTGCATACCAGAGCAATCTGGTACTGGCTAACCTTGTAAAGAAAATGTCCCATGCTGGTAAGAAAGGCGATACTATCCATATCCCTAAACCTACCCGTGGCTCTGCTTCTGCTAAAGCTGCTTCAACTCAGGTTACCCTGATTGCTGCTACAGAATCTGAAGTAGCTGTTTCAATCAACAAACACTACGAGTATTCTCGTTTGATTGAAGATATTACTGACGTACAAGCACAGCCTTCACTACGCCAATTCTACACGCAAGATGCTGGCTATGCTTTGGCTAAACAAGTTGACGATGACCTGTTTACCCTGGGTAAGTCTTTGGGTGATAGCGATGGTGCTGACTGGGTTCATAGCAACTCTTTCTACATTGATGGTGCTAATGGCCTTGCAGCTTACGCTGTTGATACTGTAGCTACTACTGACCTGTTCACTGATCTGGCTTTCCGTGACGCAGTACAACAACTGGATGATGCTGACGTACCTATGGATGGACGCTTTATTGTTGTTCCTCCGTCTGTTCGTAACACCATTATGGGTATTGATCGTTACAACTCTAGCGACTTCGTAGATGGTCGTGGTGTTCAGAATGGTCAAATCGGCTCGCTGTATGGTGTAGACGTTTACGTTTCTAGCAACTGTCCTGTTATTGAAACTGCTGGTGACAATGATGCTGGCGGGGCTGTTAAGGCTGCTATCTTTGGGCACCAAGATGCTTTTGTACTGGTTGAGCAAGTTGGTGTTCGCACCCAGACTCAATACAAACAAGAGTATTTGGGTGACTTGATGACTGCTGATACTCTGTATGGTGTACAGGTAATCCGTCCTGAGTCTGCTATTGTAATTGCTGTTAACGCTTAAGGCTTAACACACGGGGGAAAGCCCATTTGGGTTAGTACCCTGTTTTTTACGTTTAAAAAATTACAATAGGCAGGTACTTAAATGGCTATATATCGTGGTGATGGTGGTGCTGGTGATGCTACAAACGACATTACCATTAACCAAATTACAGAGCTAAGCTCAGACGCACAAGCTGCTGCTACTGCTGCTGCAAGTTCTGCTACATCTGCTTCTTCATCTGCTAGTGCAGCAAGCACATCTGCTACTAATGCTGCAAACTCCGCTACATCTGCTGGTACATCTGCTACCAATGCTGCCTCTTCTGCTTCTGCTGCATCTACTTCAGCAAGCAATGCAAGTACAAGTGAAACCAATGCCGCAGCTTCTGAAACCGCTGCTGCTGCAAGTGAGACTGCTGCCGCACTAAGTGAAACTGCTGCTGCCGCTTCAGAAACTAATGCTGCTAGTTCTGCCTCTTCAGCTAGTACATCAGCAAGCACAGCAACTACTCAAGCATCTAACGCTGCAACCTCAGCAACGAATGCAGCAAACTCTGCTAGTGCTGCTTCTACATCTGAAACAAATGCAGCTACTTCAGAAACAAATGCTGCTACCTCTGAGACAAATGCTGCCTCTAGTGCAACCAGTGCATCAAACGATGCAGCAACAGCTACCACAAAAGCATCAGAAGCATCTACAAGTGCAACTAACGCAGCGACATCGGCTACTAATGCCTATACATCCGAGACAAATGCAGCCACGTCTGCATCTAACGCAGCAACCTCTGAAACCAACGCTGCTGCCTCTGAGACAGCCGCTGCTAGTTCTGCTAGTGCTGCTGCTACCTCAGAAACAAACGCAGCGACAAGCGCATCCAGTGCCTCTACGAGTGCTTCTAATGCTGCTACTTCTGAAAGTAATGCTGCAACCTCCGAAACAAATGCTGCTACTAGCGAAACAAATGCTGCTGCATCTGCTACTGCGGCTGCTGCTAGTGCTGCTTCTGCTGCATCCTCTGACTATGCTGTTTCTTCCTGGTTCAGTACAACCAACAATTCTAGTAATTGGGACACAGCTTATGGATGGGGAGATCACTCCACTGTTGGCTACCTCACTAGTTATACCGAGACTGACCCTGTTTACACTGCGTCCTCCTGGTACACCACTACAAACAATGCAAGTAATTGGGACACAGCATACGGCTGGGGGGATCATGCCAGTGCTGGTTACCTTATTACCGACACCACTGGCAATAAGCCGGTAGCAGGTAATCCATATTTAACCCAGCAAACACTCACAGACGGTGCGACAATCACTTGGGATACAACCAATGGCACAGAGGCTTATGTCAATTTAGCGGGGAACCGAACACTAGAGTTGAGTGCAGTCCCTCCGGCTGGCACATGGATGACTCTAAAAGCACGGCAAGACTTTACAGGGTCAAGAACCCTTGCTTACAACGCCACTTATTTTTCCTTCGGTGATGCCGGGACCCCAGTGCTAAGCACTGGATCTCAGAAACACGACATTCTGTCTTTCAGAAGTGATGGGGCTACAGCACGATTCATCGGCATCGTTACGGGGTTCTCTGACTAATGTTTAATCGAGCAGGCGCAATAGCAGGAGAGTTGTTTGATGCCGATCTGCAGTACATAGGGGCAACTGTAAACACTGCTAATCAGACCAACTACACGTTTTCCGGTGTTGATATTGGTGTTGCATCTGATGACAGAATAGTTATTGTAGGTTCAGCCCACAACTTCGGTTGCACCAGCATAACTATAGACGGTGTTGCGACTACTCTTGTGGCGCGTGGCAATTGCGGACTTGGGTATCTATCCGTGCCATCTGGTACTACGGCAGACATTGTTGTCAGCACTAATGGTGGAACTAACCAAAACTGCAGGATATGGGTTTACACCATGCAAAGCGTATCTGGCATCCCGCTAACACACGTTGGAGAAAACGATGGCGATACTGCTTCTTTGTCAGTGTCAGGCATAGAAACAAGACCAAATGGTGGTCTTGTTTGTGTGGCTCAGTTCAATGACGGGGGCGGCTTCACTGAAACATGGTCTGGACCTGAGACCATAACAGAAGATCAAAATGGTTTAAGTGAAACATCCATTCGTCAGATGGCGCATAGTATCAACACTGAGCAGTTCACGTTGAGTGGAGAGTTCACAATAACAAGGCTTTCAGGCACAAGTGCAATACGCCTTATAGTGATAACTTTTTAAAGGCTGTTGAAATGAAATTTTTAGTACAGAACAATCAGATCATAGAAGGGCCGCTAAGTAACTACCCAAAGACCTTTGAACTGGAAGATGTAATCCATCCCATCCGTGAGATGGCTAACAAAGGGCACGATGTCACTCAGTACGGATGGGTGGAAGATACCACAGCAGAGCCTGCCTATGATCCATCCACCCATAAGCTGGGCGACATCACTTACTCGGTCGTAGATGGTCAAGTGGTGGGCGAGTATGAAGTCCTATCCCTATCAACAGAAGAGCTTCGCAGAAACCTACAAGCTGTTCGGGATCAAGCTCTGATGGATATGACCCACACATTCGCTGATGGCTCAGTGATTCAAGTGAGGCCAACTGATCTGACTAATTTCAATATCGCCATCAGTGTTGGTTTAGATCGTGATTGGATCATGGCTGATAATAGTGTCCGTCTTACTACGGCTGATGAGATGCAAGAAGCAGTGAACTCCGGCATAGGGCAAGGTCAAGCGATCTGGAATAACTATGCACAAGCGTTGAAAGCCATATGATTGTAACCAACAAAGAGGGTGTGTCAAGTGACGCAGGAGTTATTTAACATAGCAGCGGGTATAGCTGGTGTCCTCGGTGGCTGGTGGCTTAAGGTCATGTGGGAGTCACTCAAGGATTTGCAAGAAGCTGATAAGCAACTGGTAGAAAAAGTTAGCCGCATTGAGTTGTTCGTAGCGGGTAACTATGTTAATAAAGATGAGTTTAACAGGTTTATGGGACGGATTTACGACAAGCTGGATTCTATTGAAAATAAATTAGATAGCAAGGTAGACAAATGACATATCTTGAAATGGTTAATAAGGTACTTAAACGCCTTAGAGAACGTACTGTAGGTAGTGTCAATGAATCATCATATTCAACTTTGATTGGTGTGTTGGTTAATGATGCCAAAGATACAGTAGAGAACGCATGGAGTTGGTCTGGCTTACGTACAACACTCAGTGCAACCACAGAAGAGGGCGTATTTAACTACGTGCTTACAGGATCAAAAAATAAGATTACCATTCTTGATGTGTTAAATGATACTGACGATGTATTTCTTAAGTATCTTCCTGCACATGAAATGACAAAGTATTATCTAATTGGTACACCACAAACGGGATCACCAACAGACTACAGCTTTAATGGTATTGATGCCAATGGTGATACACAGGTTGATATTTATCCAAAACCAGATGGGGCATACAATCTACGCTTTAACTGTATTCTTCGTACACCTGAATTAGAAGATGATTCAACAACTTTTAACATACCAACCCTTCCTATTGAGCTGTTGACCTATGCACTTGCTGTAGAAGAACGTGGTGAAGATGGTGGTATGAATCCTGTGTCTGCTTATGCTAGAGCTAAGAATGCCCTTGATGATGCTATTGCACTAGATGCAATCAAGCACCCAGAGGAGACATTGTTTTATGAAGTCTAGGACGGTATTGGTAGAAAATCTAGCTGCAAGCTGGGCCACTATTTATACGGTACCGGCAAACACAAGAGCAAAATGGATATTATCTTTTGTTAGTAACGGCACAGGATCAACCATTAGTGATGTTGGTATTCGTATTGTTAATGACGATACTATTACTGTTCTTGGTGCTAAGTCTCTTGGCTCTGGTGATTACATTCAGTTTGGACAGGCTGGTATCTATGTCATGCTTGAACCAGGGTATACCATCGAGGCACAAGCGGGTAGTACAGGAGTGTCCTGTATTCTAACACTTGAAGAAACGAGCTTTGTAGTGAGTACATCCTAATGGCAAAAGAACTAATTACAGCATCATTAGTAGCACCAGCTTTTTTGGGTTTAAATACCCAAGAGTCTAGTGTTGCTAATGATCCTAGTTTTGCTCTTGAGGCAGATAACTGTATTATCGATGAGTTTGGTAGGCTTGGTGCAAGAGAGGGTTGGTTCTATCGTACTACTACTGGTGGAACTGGTGTAAACTTAAAAGGAATACATACATTCTTAGATGTTGTTGGGGCAAATACTTTTCTTTCTTGGTCTGAGGATACCTTTTACAAAGGCTTTACAACACTATCAACAATTACACCAACAACAACAGATACTATTTCAGATGGTAATTGGCAAGCAGTTACACTAAACGATAGAGCATACTTTTTTCAGCGTGGTTATAAGCCACTGTACTATACTAATGAAACAACAACTGACGAATTTAAAAGCATAGATCAACACGCAGACTATGATGGTACTGCACCAAAAGCTGATATTGTATTATCTGCTTATGGCAGGCTTTGGGCTGCTGATACTACAACAAACAAAACAACCATATACTTTTCTGACTTGTTAAATGGTGTTAAGTGGGGAAGTGGTAGTGCTGGTACTTTAAACATTGCTGGTGTGTTGTCTAAAGGTGCAGATATTATTACTGGTCTTGCTGCACATAATGGTTTTCTGATTGTATTCTGTTCAGATCATATTATTATCTTTGAGGATAACGATTCCTTTCAAGGTAGCTTTGATGTAAACACACTAAGACTTGTTGAAGTTCTTGAGGGTGTTGGTTGTATTGATAAGAACACAATTCAAAACATTGGAACCGATGTAGTCTTTTTGTCTGCAACAGGTTTAAGAAGCATTGGTCGTACTGTTCAGGAAAAGTCTAGTCCAATTGGAGATTTATCTAAAAACATTAGGAATACTTTTGTTGAGTCTGTAAACAGAGAAGAGGATAAAACTTTAATTCGTTCTTGTTTCTTTCCAGAACAGGCTTTTTATTTGTTGTTCCTACCAAGTGCTAATATTATTTATTGTTTTGATACAAAAAACAAACTAGAAGATGGATCACTTCGTGTAACTACTTGGAGTAAAATAGACCATAGTGGTTTTCTGTATGATAAGACAAGTAATAGGATGTACTTTGCACAAGTAGACGGAATTGCTGAGTACGGTTTGTACACAGATAATGGTAGTTCTTATACGATGAGATACTTTACAAACCACTTTGATTTTAATGCATCGAACAGAAACAAGATTATTAAGAGAGCTGCTGTTACTGCTATTGGGTCTTCTGCACAATCGTTTGTATTAAAAATAGGTTATGATTATACAACTAATTATTTTAGCTTTCCTTTTACACTAAAAGAGTTTGTTATTTCAGAGTATGGTGTAGCTGAGTACGGATCAAATGCTGATACAATTGCTGAGTATAATTCTGGTATTGCGTTGGATCGTGTGGATCATTCCGTTTCAGGGAATGGTTCCATTGTACAGTTGGGTATTGAAACAGTAATTGATGGTGCACAACTAAGCATACAGAAACTAGACGTTTATGCTAAAACAGGCAGGATTATTTAAATGAGTAACTATTCAAAAACAACAGACTTTGCATCAAAGGACGCTTTAGCATCTGGTAATGCTAATAAGATCGTCAAGGGCACAGAGATTGACGATGAGTTTAATGCAATACAAACAGCAATTGCAACTAAGGCAAACACCCTTAGTCCAACACTTACTGGTACACCATTAGCACCGACTGCTGCTCCTGGTACAAACACAACACAAATTTCTACTACTGCTTTTGTAAAAGCTGCATTACAAGCACTGCATCCCGTAGGAAGTATTTATATCGCTGTTGTCTCAACTAACCCTGCTACATTATTTGGCTTTGGTACTTGGGTAGCATTTGGTGCAGGTAGGACTATCGTAGGCATCGATACGGGAGATGCGTCTTTTAATACGGCAGAAGAAACTGGTGGTAGTAAAGATGCTATTGTTGTATCACACTCTCATACCGGCACTACAGAAAGTAACGGGGAACACGCCCATACACAAATGTCAGGGGCATATGATACAGATACGGGAAACAACGGGCCAAAAGGAACTAACTCTGTAGCTGGTGTATTTACATATACACCTCAACAAAATACATCAACTAGCACAGCAAGTGCTGGCGCACATGCACACACAATCACAACTGATTCAACTGGTACAAGCGGAACTAATGCTAATCTACCCCCGTATATTACAGTGTACATGTGGAAAAGAACTGCGTAGGACTTTTGATATGAATATTACAATGATCCCAAATAATGAAATAGACCGCGTATGGAATCAGATAAAAGATTATGTAGAGGGCGCTGCAAAGTACACCTACGGAAGATTTACAGCTAATGATATTAGGAATGGTGTTAAGAGAAATCTAAACCAACAGCTTTGGGTTGCACATGATGATGAAGTAATCTATGGGTTTGTTGTGACAGAACCACTAGACTACCCGCAGATAAAATCAATGATTATGCACTTTACTGGTGGGTTTGATTTGCACTTATGGAAAGACGATATGATACAAACAATACAAAAGTTTGCCTACACAATCGGTTGCGACATTATTGAGTCGCTAGGCCGAAATGGTTGGGAAAAAGTATTTAAAAACGATGGTTTTAAATCTCGTTTTATGTTCTATGAATTGCCTGTAGAGGAGACAGTATAATGGGTGGTGGTGGAGGAAAAGGCGGTGGGGGGGACTCTGCCAAACCAATGAAGGGCGCACAGTTTCAGCCGTATAGTTATAAAAGCCTTGCGGGCACTACTGATCTAAAACGAAAAGGTAGTCTTGGATATAGATTTTCACAAGAGCTTGACCCAACTTTAGAACAACTTTATGGGTCAAGTATATCACAAGCACAACCAATGTTAGAACAGTACTTGGGCGAAGTTACTCAAGAGCTGCCAACTTTTGGTTTTGATAAAACAATTGACCAAGCAACACAGCAATACTTTGCACAGCAACAAGCTGCTCTTGATCCTGTCTTTGCACAACAGCGTCAACAGCTACAGTCTGATCTGTTTGGATCAGGTCGTATGGGGCTTATGCTTGCTGGTGAGACTGCTGGCGCAGGTGCTGGTGGAATGGTACAGCCTGATGCGTTTGGTTTGAGCAGAGGCCAGTCACAGGCACTACAGGAAGCATACGCCAAATCTCGTGCTGCTGCGGTTGGTGAACAAGCCCAACAGTTTGATATTGCAAAACAACAGTTTGCACTTAACCAGGCTCAACAGCAACAACAGCTCGCTAATTTATTGGCTGGTTATCAAGGTGCGTTTGGTACTGCTGGTTCTGTACTTGGTATTGAGCAAGGTCTTGTTGGTGGTGCAGCAGAACGTGAGTCAATGATTAGACAAGCTGCTGCACAATCTGCACAAGCTGGTGCTGCACTTGCTGGGGCTGGCGATAGTGGTGGTGGCAAAGGTTTTGGTGGTTCTTTATTAGGTGCTGCTGGTACTGCTTTTGGTACAGCTGTTGGTGGGCCTGTAGGTGGTGCTATTGGTGGTCAAATTGGTGGAATGTTTGGCGGTGGTGGTGCACCGATGATGGGTTCTAGTGACGTAGCTTCCGCAAGAGCTCTTTATAGTCCCTTTTAAATAGATTATAGGTTAATAAAATGGCCGGAATGATTGAAAGTATTTTTGGTAAGACTACCTCACAGCTTGCCGAAGAAAGAAATATCCGTAACAAAGAACTAACACAGCAGTTTGCAGACCTTGCCGCAAAAACAAAAAGCAGTCCCGCTGGTGCTGCTATTGGTGCCAGCTTTGGCACTTCGTTTGCTCAGGGTCTGCTTGGTGGTCTTGGTCTTGATCCAGAAATAGAAAAAGCAAAGCAAGCAGAGGAACAACAAGCTGCACTTAATGAGCAGATTTCCAAGCTGGATTCTAATGACCCAGCCCGTTTTTATTTAATTTCTAAGGCTTATCAAAGTACTGGTGATACAAAAAATGCAATTACCGCCTTACAAATTGGTCAAGAGCTTGAGCAGTTTAAAAAAGAAGGTCAAATGGCTGCACAAACTGCACAAAAAGAAATAGAGGCTAAAAATGCTTTTCTTCGTTATTCACAAACAAAAAGTGATGAAGATAAAGCAAATGCCATTGCTCTTGGTGTTCCTGTTGAAAATATTAATGCCCTTAATACAAGGTCTAAAAAAGACCGATATATGGCTTTTGGTAACAACCTGTTTGACACAGAAACAGAACAATTTGTTACTCTACCAGAGGCAGAAAAAGAAACAAAGGACAGCTATGCTTCTGTAACAATTGGCAAAGATAGATATGGCATCTTAAACAAAAATACAGGAGCGGTTGAGCCAATAAACTCAACAACAAAAGAAGATGCAGAACAACAAGTGCAAAATACAAGAAATCTTCTTCTTAATCTTGGAAGGGTTGATACAAAATTTGACCAAATACGAAGGGCAAGGGATTTAGTTGAGGAAGGTGCTGCTGGTTTTGAATATGGTGTTGCAAAGCAATTTCCTATGACAGATTCTGCAAGACTTGAATCAATACTCCAATCTCTTTTATCAGAAGAAGCCTTTGGTCGTTTACAACAAATGCGTGATGAAAGTAAAACTGGTGGTGCGCTTGGCCAGGTTTCAAACATTGAGCTTGAGCTTTTAAAAGCCGCATTAACAACTCTTAATCCATCATTGGGTGCCAAAGAGTTTAATAAGCAATTAGGTATCGTTGAGGAAAAGTACAATAATGTTCGCAGATCACTACTTGGGGAAATGCCTCAAATAAACTGGGATGACCCTGCATATCAAGGAAAAGTAAAAGTTGTAGACGGAGTAAGATACTTATTAGGCCCAGATAATGAAATTTATAATGTTGGTGGGGTAGAATAATGGAAACAGTAGAAAGCACTGCTAACAATACTCTTGTAACAGATCCAGAATTAAAAAAACGTCTGCTACAGCGTTTTGCAGAAGATACAAAAAAAGATCAAACTACTCCTCAGTTAATTACTGACCCAGAGTTAAAAGAAAAGTTGTTACTGGGTTTTGCAGAGACAAAAGCTGGTAATGCTCTTGATGTTCCCGCAGAGGTTACCAAAGAGCCTGTACAATCTGCTTTTGATACGTATGCATCAAATATACAAGCAAGGCTTGGGAAAACTCGCAAGGATATTGAGGATACCTTAAATCTACCACCAGAGCTTAGCTCACTAGCTCCAGTACAACTTGTTGGTAAGGGTGTTATTGGTGGTCTCTATGAAATTATGGGAGAAACTTTTAATCTTGGATTAAAAGGTATCAGTTATGTTGTTCCTGATTATATTGAAGATCCAATTAAACAAAATGTGGCAGAGGGTTTTAATTATGCAATTACAACACCCACTGGTGCGGCAGCTTTAAAAGCACTTGAAACTGGGCAGGATGCTTGGACAGAGTTTAAATATAAATACCCAGAGCCTGCAAAAACAATTGAATCAGTTGTTAATATTGCAACTTTCTTTGCTCCTGTAAAAAAGTCTGCTGTCCCTACAATTAAAACACCAACTATGGCAGAAAAAGTATCAAACATTGCTTTTGAGGCTGCTGAAAAACAAATTGAATCTCAATCAAAGAAAAAAGCCGTATCTCTTGTAATGCCAGTTAAGATTAATCCAGAAACAGTAACAGAAAAGTCTGTTCTTGGTTATAAGTTTTCTGTACCAACACCAACACTAAAAGAGTCTGATATTATTGAGGCCGTTTCAAAACTAAAGATACCAACTCAAGCTACTTATATTAAAAGCAGAGATTTGATTAAGGCTGGCATTGAAAAAGAAGCAAAAAAACTAGAGTCAACACTTGGAAAATCAAAAGTAAAGGTTCCGGTGGCTGAAAGTTCAAAAGCTATTGATAATGCAATTGCTGCATCAAAAATCAATGATCCGTTTGTCAATGCAAACACCCTTGATAGATTGCTTGATGACGTTGCTGATAAAGCAAAAAGTATTTTGGCTAAAAATGACGAAACACCGCTTGGTGTATTAAAGTCAAGAAGGGAACTTGATGACTGGGTAAATAAGTATAAAAAGCCTGGATCACAAATATATTTATCCCAAGATAAAGTTGAGACAGCTTTAAGTATTGCAGTACGAGATGTGCGTACTTCTTTGAATGATCTTTTAGAGATAAAAGTACCAAGCGCATCCGTTAAAAGCAGCCTAAGACAACAATCTAATTTATATCGTGCTAATCCTGTTGTGCTAGAAAAGATTTCTCAGGATGCTAGTAGCACTGCTGGAAGATTGTGGCAGAACATTACAAAAACAACTGGCATTAAAATGGTATCAACACCACTTGCCGGTGCGGCTACTATTGCTGCTTTTGCTGGTTACTTGCCTGCTATGGTAGGAACTGCCGCTGTTGGTTTTGGTGGTTATGCCGCTGGTCGTGCATTAATCTCTCCAAAAACAAAAGTATTTCTTGGTAAAACCATAATAGCGGCAGATAAAGCAATAAAAACCGCTACTGACAAAGAAATGTTAAAACAGCTTCGTGCTGATCGTGCTGCTCTAATAGAGATTTTAAAATCTTCTGAAGTATCAGATGTGGTAGAAGAAGATATCGAATAACATTTAAAGGAGCAAACAGTGTTAAATCTAATTGGATCACTTGTTGGCCCTGTCTCTAGTATTCTTGATAAGTTTATTGAGGACAAGGATCAGAGAAACAAACTGGCACATGAGATAGCAACACTTGCAGAACAGCAAGCACACGAGATCTCACTAGCACAGGTTGACGTAAACAAAGAGGAAGCCAAAAGCCAGTCACTATTTGTTAGCGGTTGGAGACCTTCTGTTGGTTGGATATGTAGTGTCTCTATGGGCTACCATTTCGTCCTACAGCCGTTTATTGTGTTTATTGCTGCTATGTATGGGACACCAGTAGAAAACCTGCCAGAGTTTGATATGAGCAGTCTCATGACTATCCTGCTTGGTATGCTTGGTTTGGGCGGTTTAAGGACATACGAAAAACAGAAGGGCTTAACTAAATGAAGAAAGACTCAAGACTGGAACGGGCAGGAGTATCAGGCTACAACAAGCCAAAGCGTACTCCTAATCACCCTAAGAAGTCTCATGTTGTAGTTGCCAAAGAAGGTGATAAGGTAAAGACCATTCGGTTTGGTGAACAGGGTGCTAAGACTGCTGGTAAACCTAAAGCTGGTGAATCAGAAACGATGAAGAAGAAACGTGCATCATTCAAAGCAAGACATGCTAGTAATATTGCAAAGGGTAAGATGAGTGCAGCTTATTGGGCTGACAAAACTAAGTGGTGATAGGAGAAATTAAATGCCAATGGTAAATGGTAAGAAATACCCATACACAAAAGCAGGCAAAGCTGCTGCTAAAAAAGCCCAAGTCAAAAAGAAAAAACCTATGAAGAGAAAGTAGGACATGCCACTAAAGAAAGGCAAGTCAAAGAAAGTAATCTCAGAAAACATTAGGAATGAGATAAAAGCTGGGAAGCCGCAGAAGCAAGCTATTGCTATTGCATTGTCTAAAGCAGGGAAGAAAAAGAAAAACAAAAAGAAATAAAAAAGGGGGCTGCAATGGCCCCCTAGTTTTTATATCTCGCACTGTCCTCCTGTACAAGCTAGTGTTTGTGCCCCCTCCGTTTGATCTGTGGCTTCATTGATATTCCAATCAATCGTTGTTGGCATCTTCTGCGACAACGCTTCATAGCGTTCCTTCGTAATCTTTTCATAGGGCGGTTGTGCATAAGAGTGATTCAAATAGGGTAAGAAAGACACACCACTTACTTCATCAAAGTTATTGTACAACCAGTTACCAATCTCAAGGAACTCATTGTCATTATAGTACACAGTAATGGATGGCTTGTGTTCACACCAATGCTCCTGGTAAATAGACCACAGCTTAAGCTGATCCATACCAGTTTGATCTGAAGACATTACAGAACCTTCTGGTGCCTTTTGTGGGAAGCTAAACACTGCTGTAGTTGGGTTTGTAACGTCTACTTCCCAGGGCACACCTGCTTC